TCAGATGCGTTGGAAGGCGCTAAGCAGTTAGATAGGATAGAGCGTGTAATCGTAGATAATCCTGTACCTTCAAATATACAAGTTGTATATTCGTTTGCAGAGTTAAGTAAGAAGAAAGAGGAGAAGAAGGTTGAAGAACCTATAGACCGTAAGCTTGAGAATCCAGTAGTAGAAGAAGTTAATTTTGAACGTAAGTAAGGAGGGTAGATGGCAACTAAGAAGAAAATTTTTGACCCTGAAGGAACAGGTTACGATTATGCTAATGCTGGCAAGCGTGATAAAACAGGTCATTATTCAAGCAGGAATCCAAGGACAGGATTAATACTGAAAGGTAGAAAGCATAAGACTTTTTATAAGACAATTAAAGGTGAAAAAGAAGCAGGGTATAAAATAGAAAAGAAAAAAGATGGAAGATACTATTCTTTCCCTATAAAAAAGAAGAAAAAATAAGGAGGAATGATGGCAAAGAAGGTAGTTCCCTGGAATAAGAAAACAAATAAGGTTTCTAGGTCAAAGGCAGCAGGAGAGATAAGGGATAAAGAGAGAAAGGCCAAGGAAAAGAAGAAGAATGCGGCTAAGCAGAAAAGGTCTAAGTTAGAAGGTACTGATAGGGCAATAAAGAGGAAGAAAATTTATGGCGGATAATGGTGTCTTAGAAGTTAAGATAGATTATGAACCTTTGCCGACACAATTACGGTTTCATTTATCAGAAAAAAAATTCCGCCTCTATAGGGGTGGGTTAGGGTCAGGTAAGACGTTAGCAGGGTGTCACGAGGCTTTGAAGCAGTCTTTAGAGCATCCCAACAATTTTGGTGTTATTACTAGAGCAACGTATCAGCAGCTTGAAGATAGTACAATGAGAACGTTCTTTGAAAATGTATGTCCGCCTGAACTTATACAAAAGTTCAATAAACAGAGCAAACACTTGTATTTGTTTAATGGGTCTGAGATTATCTTTAGGTCACTTGATGCACCTGAGAAGTTTAAATCAGATGAGTTCGGGTGGTTCTACATAGATGAAGCTAGTGAAGCTAAGGAAGACGCGTTCAAGTTTCTTATGGGTAGGATAAGGAGACCTAATATAGGCAGGTTATGTGGGTTCATGTCAACTAACCCGGTAAACGTTACGCATTGGATATACAAATGGTTTGTAGCGAATAAGAAAGACGATTTCGAGGAGTTTCACGCACCAACGTATGAGAACAAGAAACATTTACCAGAGAATTACGTTGAGAGTTTGGAACAAAACTATCCTATGAGTTGGGTAAAGAAGTATTTGAATGGTGATTGGGGGTTCACAGAAGGTGGGATACCATGTTTCACCAATTTCAGAGAAGATTTACATGTTAAGAGGTTACGGTACGTTAGTGAGCGACCTATATACGTTGGTTTAGATTTCGGGTTCAGGAGACCAGCGGCTATTTTTACACAGATAGATGATAAGGATAGGTGGATAATACTAAAAGAGTATATGCCAGAGAACATAACGGTACACAACTTTGCGCGTAGGATAATAGAGTTACAGAACAAAACGTTTCCTTTGTGTAAAGAGTTTATATATTACGGTGACCCAGCAGGCAGGCAGATGAACGATAAGAGCGAACAGACTTCGGTAGAGATAATGCGTGACCATGGTATAAATGTGTATTCAAGGAAAAGTTCACCTGTGGCAAGGATAGAGATATTCCAAAAAAGGCTACAAACCATGCATGGTGACACGCCATCCTTGTTAGTGGATAGTGGATGTACCTTTTTTATAGATGCTCTAGCAGGCGGTTACAGGTACCAGGATAGGCCTGATAAAGAGGTAGTAGATAAAGATGGATTGTACGAACATATTATAGATGCAGCAGGATATTTAGCGGTAGGGTTATTTTCACAAGCTAATGCTAAGACTTTGAGGAACGACGGTTCACCGCAGAAACTAGGTAATTGGGGAGGTAGAAGATAATGGTTTTAATGAGAGCTAACGCAAAAGATTTGTTAAGTGGTAAAAAAAAGAAGAAAAAGAAACGCAAAAAAGGTGAAACGCGTTTCAGTAAAGGTAAATCATGGCAGAACAAGATTTAATGGATATGATAGGACCTGAACCAGAGTCAGAGCAAGAGTTAGATGACCCTCAAGCTATTAAGTTATCTGGTGTTAAACAGGAAGCGATTGTTAATACTGTAATATCCAATTATACTAAAGCTAAAGAGGCTTCTACGTTTGTTAAGTATATAAGAGATTTAGAGATATGGCATAAAGCTTATTTAGGCGAGGTAGCGTCAACTAACTTCCCTTGGGAAAACGCGTCTAATATAGACCTTGGTGTAGTAGAGATGGTAGTAGACAACATTAAGAGTAGGTATAAACTTTCTACAATAGGTGCTGCGCCTATGTTCAATGCTATACCAACAACTGAAGCAGGGGAAGAATCTAAGGATAAGGTAACAGATGGTATGAACTATATCCTTGAGAACGATATTAAGAGTGACGATTTAATTGATACTATAGCACAGAGAACAGTTGAGTTTGGCACTTGTATAGGTAAACTGTTCTGGCAAAAAGATATATTAGAGACTAAAGAGTATGGTAGTGTGCAAGACGTTATATTCGCTCAGGATAAGAGCGATGTAATTGAAAAGGGCGAAGTAGAGATACTTGAGCTTGAAGACGTGTTCGTACCAGAAAACTGTCCTGAAGACATTGACAAGTCACCTTGGATATATCATAGGGTATGGTATTCAGTATACGATTTAGAGAAGAAAGTTAAGTTAGGATTTTTTAGTAAAGCACAGGTTGAAGAGATTAAAGCTGGGCTTATTGTATCTAAAGAACCTTTAGCTAAGACCGCTGAAGAGAAAGCTAAGTTATACACCGAGCTACCAGAAGAGAAGGTAGAGATACTTGAATGTTATATGCGTAGTGACGTAGATAACGATGATATTGAAGAAGAATGTATTTTCTGGGTATGCCCAACAACAAATACATATCTAAAAGGATTTTATCTTAAAGACGTGTATTTTTCCGGTAAACGACCTTTCTATATATGGCGGTATAAAAAAACTGGGTCTTTCTATGGTAGAGGTGTAGTTGAGATGACTATATCTTATAGAACCTTAATGAACGACCTATTTAACTATTCTGTGAATTGTATGATGTTACAGGTTTTACCTTGGGGATTTTATAGGATAGGTTCTTCGTTCAAGCCAGAGGAAGTTAAACTTTCGCCTGGTGTTATGATACCAATAGACGATATAAACGACGTAAAAATGGCTCAATTCCCTTCTAACGCACAAACAATGGATAATGTAGTAATGATGATAATGTCTTTTGTAGAACGCCAGACAGGTATCTCTTCCCCTCATATGGGCAAAGAGTTCCCTACGCGTAAAACTGCTACAGAAGTAAGGACAATTATATCTGAAGGTAACGTTAAACATGAGGACAGGATACAGGTGTTCCAGAATGAAGTATCCAGGCTATTAAAGGGTGTCTATAATATATATAGACAGAATCAAGGGAAAGGGCGTAAAGGAAGGATTAACAATGGAGAAGATTATAGATTCGTTGAATTGTTCTCCGCGTTTGACCAGCTCTCTGACTTTGACTTTATCATACTCGGTACCCTCACCACAGGGAACAAAGTTATTGAAAGAGAAGATACGATGGCGCTCTACTCCATCACCGGACAGAATCCAATCTTCGCTGAATGGCCAATCGGCCAACTTGAAATGCTCAAAGAAGTCTTTAATACGTTTGGTAAACGCAATATTAAGCGCTTCTTACCGCCAGACGAGTTAATAGAGCAGTTCACGCAAGCTAAGATGGGAGAATTAAAGGCAAAGATGCAAATGATGGCTTCAGGACAAACTGTTGGTGGGCCTGGGGAAAAACCTACTGAGACAGCTGCTGAGGGCGAAATATCCCCTGAAGCTGGATTACCGGTTAATCCTGGTGCAGCAGGAGGTCAGGATGCTTAATGATTATTTAATGTCGGAGTTAAAACCTATTATAACTGACCCAGGTTGGGAGATAATAGTGAAACGTGTTGCAGTAATATTAAAGAATGCAGATAGAGATGTTCATGCAGCGAAAACTTTTGAAGAATTTAATAAAGCGAAAGGAGCATATGATGCTATAAACATAATTTATAGACTGGTTAATGAACCAAGTTTATTTGCTGAAGACGGAATCGTAAAGATGTCTCAGGAAAAACAGGCGTAAGGGGTTCGCCTTCCCAAACTAACACAAGGAGTGTAACAAATGGATGAAGAGAAAGAAGAAATAAAAGAACCTGACCAAGAAGTCAAGGAGAAGCCGCTTGAGAATGAGTTGGCTGAGTGGAAACGTAAAGCTGAGGAAGCAGAACGTAAAATAGAGTTAGGAAGAAGAGAGAATGATATGCTTAGAGAACAGAGACTAAAGGAAATGGCTGTTACGCCAGCGCCTGTAGCTACTGTACCAGAAGATACTGATGAGGATTTGGATAGTATGTTTGTTGAATCGCCTACTAAAGCTGTAAGAAAGCTTATAAATAAGAAGGCGGCTGAATTAAATACTACTATTCAAATTACTGCACGAGGTATTTATGCGCAGGAAGCTAAGAAGGCTGAAGCGATAAAGAAGTTCCCTGACCTTAAAAAACCGCAGAGTGATTTTTTTAAGAAGGTATCGTATTATATGGATATGAGTCCTCAAAAGTACAATGACCCTGAAGGTTTAATGGATACATGCACAAGAGTAGCGTATGAAATGGGATTATCGCCTAAAAGTGCAGAGACCGATAAGGCCAATGAAACTGTTCGTAAAAGTGTTTCTTCTACTGCCTCTCAGGTAGCTAGTTCAGGAACAGCACCAGTTGGAGATGTAACAGAACTAGACCAGAAAGGCATAATGCTGGCAAAGAAGTTGGGTATAGACCCAAAAGATATGGCCAAGCGTCTTGGTGATATGGAAGGTGGTAAGGGCGAGTACGCTCCTACACCAGGTAAAACAGGTAAAGCAGCATTATAAAATAGGAGGATCCAATGAGCGAAGTAAAAAGTAAACCAAAACAGTCAGCTAAAAGAACGAAAGGTGACTTAATTAAAAATGTACAAGATATGACAAGACCGAGTAGATTAAAGATACCGCATAAGAATCCTTCATTAAATTACAGATGGATAAATAAGGAAGAAGAGAATGTAAATTATATGGAGTATAAGGGGTATAGAGTAGCCAATGCTGAGGAAGTAAGGTATGCTCAATTAAAACCAGGTGTAGATGGAACGTGTCGTAGAGGAGATTTAGTTTTAGCAGTAGAACCAATGTCTCATCATGCTGCGCATAAGGAAGCAGAGAATGAACTCAAGAAACGACAAAGAAAGTCTACTAGGCAAGGTCTTCAAAGACAGAAAAGGTCAGGAGGCTTTAATTTTAACGAAACGATTAAACAAAATTAACAAGGAGATAAAAAATGGGAGCAACAATAACAGCAACAAGAGGTGTACCAACAGTACCAGGAGAAATCAGATGGTTTCCAATGGCAGCCTCACAAACATTCAAAAGAGGTCAATTTGTGTATCTTGACGATTCAGGACTATTAACAGTATGCGGTTCAGACCCAGGTGGAATAGCAGGTATGGCTGAGTGTGACGCAACAGAAGCAAGTGGTGGAGAAGCTGTTACATTAAATGTAGCATGTCCTATTACTTTAGCTAAAAGAGGACAGCAGTTCACGCTTAACGTTAGTAATGGAGCTTCAACGCTTGCTACTTCTAATGTTCAAGTTGGACACCAGGCAGAGATGTATGTAGCGAGTAACATTTGTTACTGTGATTACGGAAACCAGTCTAATCTTAGGCTTGTAATAGATGATATAGCACCTGATAACACAGTAGGTGACACATCAGGTAGATTAATATGTGAAGTTATCGGTAATTACGCACAGTTAGCACAAGGCACTTCATAAGGAGAGTATATGAGTAATTCTGTATATGAAACACAGAAGGCACCATTAGTGCCAACAACAGATAAATACAGCGTACAGGGATTCGCTGACCCAAAAGATATTTGCTCCAAGTGTGGGCATGTGGATAGTAATGGGCGAATTTGCCAACATTGCAATCAATGGTTATGTAGAGAGTGTTTTTTTGAAAAAGAACACTATAGAGAATATTCACAGGTCTATGACCTACACGAAGGAGTTTAAAAATGGCACTTTTAAGAGCAAGCGCTGATGACCTATTGCATGTCGGCTTAGATGAGGTACTCTTTAAGAAATATAAAGAGATAAGCCCCACCTATGCGCAGATATTTGATGTGCGTTCATCAGATAGAAAGTACGAAAAGATTACTGGATTTTCTGGGTTCGGTAGTTTAATAGCAAAAAATGAAGGGGAAACCATTACATATGATAACCCTTACCAGGGATACGATACGACGTTCACTCACAATACATATGGCCTTGCATTTAGAGTTACTAAAGAAATGCAAAATGATGACCAGTATGATGTTATCAAAAGAATGCCAGCAGCATTAGCAGAAACTGTTATGAGATATAAAGATACTGTAGCAGCTTCGTTATTCAATGATGGGTTCGCTGATACAGGTACTGATTTCATGTCAGGTGGAGATGCAGCAGAGTTATTTGATGCTTCTCACCCTTTAACAGGTGGCGGAACGTATGAGAACATAATTACAGCAGCTGACTTGAGTGTATCAAGTTTAGAAGAGGCTTTGTATACAATGAGATTAACAGTAGGTGATAGAAATGAATTGGTTGATTTAGAACCTAAGTATCTTTTGATACCTCCACATTTGGAGAGAGTAGCGCATGAATTGTTAA